GTATTAGTGATGCAGCGGGATTTACTAGTGCAAAAGGAACACAAGACACGCTAATGGAGAAAATTCTCAACGATTACTATACAGCGTTAGTAAGTAATCGAGGTATTCAAATTGAAGACGATGTGTGTACCGTTGCAGGCATGATGAGTGTTGCATACTTCTTACGAGACAGTGAGCGTGGATTCTTTAGCGGTAGTCCGCCTGACCAAGCTAAGTTCTGGAGAGAACAGGGTAATAACATCACCAATGAGCAGAAGCAAACACCAGATTCTGCATACAATCAAGGTCGATATGCGATTGACGTATTAAGTATATCAACTGCTGGCGCAGCTAGCGGAGCAGTTGGGACTATAACTCCATCTACCACTGGTATTGATCCCAACGAAGTGTTTACATTCACAAACCGCAGCGGCGATGCAGCTCACTTTGATGTTGCAACCGTTGACTTTAAGGATCGATTGCTACAAGCAGCCCGTGACTACAAAGCAGCAACCGGCAAGAAAGTTACTATTAGCAGCACAGTGCGTACACAGGATGAGCAGACATCAATTTACGATGGATGGATTGCTGCTGGCGGTCAGTTGCCGGGGAACCCAACAGTTAACGTTACCCCATACGGTAATATTAGCAGACCAGTTAAGACAGTTGGCAATCACGGTCTAGGTATTGCAGCAGACATTGGGGTTGCAGATGCAATCGCAATGGAGAGCATGGGCATATTAGCCAAGTACGGCTTATACAGATTTGACCCTGCAGGCGATCCACCTCACATTCAGTTAAAGCCCGAGCTACGCCCAGCTAATTTAGCAACTATCCAGAGTTTACCCGGCAATAGCACAGCATAAATATTACTATGGTAACTTATCGCGGATTTAACACAATTAACCAAGTCAAGAAGTTTAGATTAACAGATCTTGACTTGGTTAAACGCAACCTCTTAAATCATTTCATGATTCGCAAAGGGGAGAAGTTAATGCAACCAAATTTTGGTAGTATTATCTGGAACATATTGTTTGAACCATTGACTGAGGAAACTAAAAAGGTTATCCTTGATGATGTAACAACGATTGTAGGGTACGATCCGCGTATTGCAGTGGATGAGGTTATTATCCAGGAGCTAGGCAACGGGTTGCAACTGCAAATAGCATTGACTTACAAGCCAGGTAACACCACAACAAGCATGACGTTAGCGTTTGATAAAAATAGTCAAACGCTAACTATGTCTTAATAGTACCACTTTTTACACGCCATAAATACTGAATAAGGTATAGATATGGCTACTACAACACGTCAAACGAGTTTACTTGTCCAACAGGATTGGACAAAATTGTATCAAACTTTCCGCAATGCGGACTTCCAAAGTTATGATTACGAAACGCTACGCAAGTCAATGATTGACTATTTGCGTACTTATTATCCTGAAGATTTCAACGACTTCACTGAGAGCAGCGAATACATCGCATTAATTGACTTGATTGCGTTCCTAGGGCAGTCACTTGCTTTCCGTACAGATTTGAACGCACGTGAAAACTTCTTAGATACAGCAGAACGTCGTGATAGCGTATTAAAGCTAGCCAAGCTAATCAGCTACAATCCTAAACGAAACCTACCTTCCACTGGTTATTTAAAAATTAACAGTGTAAGCACGACCGAAACAATTACTGACAGCAACGGCCTAAACTTAGCTAACTTGCTAATTAGCTGGAATGATGCTGCAAACGAAAACTGGTTAGAGCAATTTACTTCTATTATTAACGCATCCTTGTTAAGCAGTCAAGTAGTAGGCAAGCCCGGCGCAAGCAACACAATCAATGGCGTATTAACTGATGAGTATGGCATTAGTATTGTTCCTGGGGTACTACCAGTTTACAAGTTTACATCTTCTATTGAAGGAGTGAACATGCCGTTTGAGGCAGTTAGTGCAACCAGCTATAACCAAAGCTATATCTACGAAAAAGATCCAAAGCCAACGGGTGTGTTTAACATCTTGTCTCGTAATGACAACCAAGGCAACGGATCAAATAACACAGGCTTCTTTGTTTACTTTAAGCAAGGTGAATTAAAGAGCTTGGACTTTTCTCTAACTGATAGCTTGCCTAACCGTGTTGCTAACATTAACTTTGACAACATCAACGACATTGACGTCTGGTTATACCAATTAACATCGTCAAACATTCCTGGCGCTAAGTGGACACAGATTCCAGCCATTGGCGGATTGAACGTAGTATACAACCAAGAAAGTCAGCGTAACCTATTCCAAGTAGCAACTCGTGCAAACGACCAAATTGACTTGGTATTTGGTGACGGCGCCTTTGCAAACGTACCACAAGGTAACTTCCGTTTGTACTACCGTCAAAGCAACGGATTGAACTACAAGATTACTCCCGACGAAATGCAGGCTGTGTCGTTTAGCATCAGTTACGTTAGCCGTACTAACCGCATCGAAACTCTAACTATCTCTGCTAGCTTGAACTACACAGTTACAAACAGCAGTGCAAAAGAGTCTATTAACGATATCCGCACAAAAGCACCTCAACAGTACTATACTCAAAACCGTATGGTGACTGGCGAAGACTACAATACATTACCGTTCACTAGCTTTAACAACATTTTAAAAGTTAAAGCAGTAAACCGCTCTAGCTCGGGTATCAGTCGCTACCTTGATGTAGTTGACAGTAGCGGAAAATATTCTAGTACCAACATCTTTGCACAAGATGGCATGGTGTATAAGAACTATCAGAATACCACAACATCGTTTACATATTCAACGATTAACGACATTAACAAGACTATATTTAACGTTGCCAAACCAATGATTGCAACCAAAGAGTCTGTGCATTTGTATTACAACACGGCGGCAACGTTTGTTCCATCTACAACTGCAAATTGGACTAAAGTTTCTATTGCAAACGGGACAACCACTGGTTACTTTAACTCAGGTACTAACATTGGTATCGGTGCAACAGGCAACTATCAATACATTACAATGGGTGCATTGATTAAATTTGTGCCGCCTACAGGATTTTACTTTGACAAGAACAATCAGTTGCAAGCAGGTACTCCTACATTAAACACTGACAAGACTTACATTTATGCGTCGGTTGATTCTACATCATCGCCGACATTGGTAGTGAGTCAGATTGTTCCAACTGATGCAATAATTGAATCTATTATTCCTGTCTTCAAGAATGACTGGACAACTTCTTTAATTTCAAATATTGCAAGTCAGATTCAAGCTAACAAAAACTTTGGCGTAAGCTATTCTGTTGCAACAGCTGGTGCTCAACCAACATGGAACATTATTCCTAACACTAACTTGAGTTTAGGCGATTACGATCTGGCTTCTGCAGGTACAGCAGTAGATACCAGCTGGTATTTGGCATTCACTTACAACAACGGTCAGTACACTATTACTCAGCGTAATTTGTATTACTATATCGAGAGTGTACTAGAAACTCGTTTCTACTTTGACCCTAAAGTTAAAACTTACGACAGTAACACTGGCTTGATTCTTAAAGACCACATTAAGATCTTGAAGACTAACAGCATGCCTGATTCTTCTGCGGCGCTGTCAGTTGATCAAAATTGGTATGTATATAACAGCATTGTGCAAGCCGACGGCTACCAAGACACTAAGAAAGTATTGATTACTTTCCCTGATTCAAATAACGATGGTATCCCTGATGATCCTACATTGTTTGAAACTCTAGTGGCTCCAGCAGTTAATACATTTAACAAATATGTATACTTCAAGCAAGTGGTAAGTTACAGCAGCTTCGTTGATTACGTAGTAGTTGATGCTGGCACGATTGTTGCTACTTACGGAACTAAAACAGCAATTTCATTAAATGCAAGTCTATATAACGAGACACAGATCTTCTACGCATTTACTGAAAACAAATTCTATGTACTAACTAACGGAAACTTAATTGAGAATACTCAATATATTGCCCGTGTTGGTCGCCAAGACTTGTATTTCCAATACCGTCACAATAGTCCTAACAACCGTCGCATTGACCCAAGTCCAAACAACATCATGGATTTGTATTTGTTAACAAAGACTTACAACACATTGTACACAGCATGGATCCGTGATAGCAGCAATAAAATCACGCAGCCAGTTGCTCCTACCACTGAAGAATTGCGAGTTGACTTTAGTACCCTAGAGAACTTAAAAGCAATGAGTGATACTATCATTTATAACTCTGCTAAGTTTAAGCCAATCTTTGGTGCTAAGGCTCCACTGGCATTACAAGCAACATTTAAAATCGTTAAAAACCCTAACGTTACAGTAAGCGACAATGACATTAAGAGTCAAGTGATTTCGGCCATTAACGCATACTTTGACATCACTAACTGGGACTTTGGCGAAACGTTTTACTTCTCTGAGTTGAGCGCATATCTACATAACAAACTAACTCCTAACGTGAGTAGTATTATCATTGTTCCTAGTTCGGGACAAGGACAATTTGGCGGCCTGTATCAAATCAATGCAGAGCCAAATGAAATCATTACTAGTGCAGCTACAGTTGATAACGTACAAATTATCAGCGCAATCACCGCATCACAATTGAACCAGACTGCATCTGGGTTAAATATTGTATAAGACATAAATTGAGATAATAATGGCAGCTACAAAAACAATTAACTTTTTACCTGAGATTTTTCAGACCGATACAAACAAGAAATTTCTTAACGCGACCCTAGACCAATTAATTAGTGAACCTAATTTTAAAAAGGTCAATGGATACATTGGTAGAAAGTTTGCGCCGACGTTTAAAACAACTGACAGCTACATCAGCGAAATTGATGCAGCTCGTCAAAACTATCAACTTGAGCCAAGTACTGTAATCGTTAACCCACAAACTGACACTGTTGATTTTTATAGCAGCTATGTTGATTTAATTAACAAGATTAAATTTTACGGTGGTAATGTTGACAACCATAGCCGTTTGTTCTCTAATGAAATGTACAGCTTTGACGGTAAGTTTGACTTTGACAAGTTTATTAACTTCTCGCAGTACTACTGGATTGAAAATGGCCCTGAGTCTGTTATGATCAGTGCCAGCGGTGTACCAACTGAATACTCTTGGGATGTAACAATTGATTCTACTACCGGTGCATACAACTTCGCAAGTAAAGCTGGCGCAGATAACAACCCAAACATTACACTAGCATACGGTGGCAAGTACACCTTTAACGTTAAGGCTGGCGAATTCTGGATCCAAGCTAAACCCGGCACTAGTGGATTTGACAGCGACCACCCAAACATTAACGTGCGACAAGTTCTTGGCGTAGCAAACAACGGAGCCACAACAGGATCAGTTGAGTTTATTGTACCGCAACCAAACGGTCAATCGCGTTACACTGATATGCCATTGTCACAAAGTGTTGACTATGCTACTACTATTGCATTCAGAGACATCAATGGTGCAACCTCTGCAGACTTTATCTCTCAGTTTAATGGCTTTGATGGTGTTTCTGCTGCAATTAACGGTAAGAGAATTATTTTTGTTGGTAGTAACATCGACGAATACTACTGGACTAGCGCACTAACAAATAACGATGTAGTTCCAACCGCCGACCGTTCTAAAACTTGGCAAGTACAAGTGGATCAAAACACTGACATCATCACTTTGGTGCCAGCAGAGATCGTAAACAAGAACGAACGTGTTTACATTAAGTCTGGTAATACAAATGCAAGCAAGAACTTCTTCCTTGACTACACTGGATTCTATAAAGAAGTACCATTATTAACTGCTCCGTTGAAGACATTGTTCTATCAAAACTCATTGAGCGGATTGTCAGCTGGTATTATTTCTCTAGTAGACCCAGCAAGTGCAGTAATTGATCCAGCGTCGGACATTGTAGGACAGAAGTCGTACATTAGTCCAACTGGTGTAGTGTTTACTAACGGACTTCGTATTAGATTTGATACTACAGCAATTAACGGGTACGCAGATAACGAATACTATGTTGAAGGCGTTGGGTCTGCCATTAGATTGGTTCCGGTTGCGGCATTGATTGCACCTGAGCTACCAAACTTGTCCACTCACGATTATTTGACCATTAACCGTAGCAGTTTAAGTGTTAACGCATGGAGCCGTAGCAATCGCTGGTTCCACGTTGACGTGTTAAAAGCTACCGCAGCATACAACAACGAAGACTTAGTCTTAGATCAAAGTCTAAGAGCAAGCCGTTCTATCATTGAATTTGAACCAGACGTTCAATTGTTTAACTACGGTTTTGTTGCCAAGAACCCAATTGACATTTTTGATACTAGCATTACCAATGCTTACACTCAAATTGAAAACAAAGCCACAGACAACGACACTACATTAACTGTAACCAACAGTGGTATTACACTGACACTAACACACGGCGATAGAGTAATTTTCTCTAACGATTCGAGTCCAACTGTTAGAAGTAAAATTTATGTGTTTAAAATTGTAGACATTAGTGAAAACATTAACGTCCAACAATACATCGGTAACATTGTTGAGGCAGACGATGCAGAGATTGTTGCCCGTAATAACCTATTAGTGACTGGCGGCACAAGTGCTGGAAAAGAAATCTGGTATGATGGCACAAGCTGGCACACTGCCCAACAAAAAACAGCAGTAAACCAAGCACCGTTGTTTGACATGTACGACGAAGCTGGTCGCAGCTTTGGTGATACAAACTATTATGTTAATACCAGTTTTATTGGTACTAAGTTATTTTCCTACAAACCTGGAACTGGCGCGAACGATCCTGTGCTTGGATTTCCATTAAGCTACCGCACGTTTAACAACGTGGGCGATATCCAGTACGAAAACAACTTTGATGTTGATACGTTTACATACCTAGTTAGCCCTTCAACTAAAGTTGAGAGCATTAACACCGGGTATCTACATGTAACTACAACCATTGATTCACACGAAACAACTAACATCTGGACAAAAACAACAGAGGACAGCAAACAGTATCAAATTATTCGTCACACTGCTGACGGTACTAACAACTTATTTGAAATTGATATATTGCCTAACCCAAGCGCAGATATACCTAACGTTAAAGTTTTAGTAAACAGTAAGGTAATAGATGTAAACAACTTTGGGTTGACACAAGTTGGGGCACGTTATGCAGTGTTGATTAATCCAACAATGTTAGCCGCTGGCGACAGCGTTGACTTGTTAATCTACAGCGGCAGCGTTAGCAAGTTGGGCTATTACCAAGTTCCATCTAACCTAGATAACAACTCGTTGAACGGGAACTTTACTTCGTTGACATTGGGGCAAATTCGTAACCATTTGATTACA